GCTGTGAGTAATTTTGGTGTGACTGCTGCACCCGCACCAACAACACCAACTATTGATTATACTCCTGGAGGAGCTAGGTTTACACCTTTTACTGGTGCAGATTTTATTGCCACCGATCCAGATGAAGATATTGATGCAGCAGCTCTTGAAGCACAAATCCAAAATGATTTACGCATTATAGGGTTAGGTGACCCCGACCCTAATGAGTTTCAGCCTTTAGAAATAGATATTACTAAAGCTCGTGATGCAAGAACCATGGATCAATTAAATGAGTTTAATGAAGTTGAACTTATGCGTATTGATCAAGTTGTGGGTGAAACTGTTGGTGATAATTGGCAAGGCGGTAAAGCTGTCGGTCCAATGAGTTTTAATGTATCTGATGGATTAGCTCGTAGACGTATGACAGGCACTTTTGCTGACCGTCAAGCATATTTTAAAAAACATTATCCCGATGGTAAATACTCTAGAGTGCCGACTGGTGGCGGTAAATTCTCAGAAATATACAGCATTACAGAAGAAGGTGATGTATTCAATGTAGACCCTACAGGGTTTTCTGATGTTAGTAATGAAGTAGCTAGTTTTACAGGTAATGTCGCAAACTTTACTACTGTTGGAAGTGTAGTGGGTACAATACTCACCCCTTATTTTCCTGCTCTTGGTGCGGCTGGTGGAGCTACAATAGGAAATTTGATTGATCAAGCTATCCTTGATGAAACTACTATGACTCAAGATGAGTTAATAGAAAAACTTAGTGTAAAAGATGCGGCTACAATCGGTTTAATAGATGGTCTAGTAACTAAGATATTACCTATAGCTGGCGGTAAAGTCAGACAAATTCTTACTGATGATACAGGTGGTTCTTTTCTTGCTGGAAAAGCGGGAGAGCGATCTTTAGCAGCGCAAGAAGCAGCACAGCGTCTTGGTTTGCCATTATTTGGAGCAGCACAATTAGCAACAGATAATAAATTAATTCAAGCGGCGTTTACTCAAACAGCAGGAACTTCTAGTATTCCAGGACGTTTGTTAAATAATCAAGAACGTAAACTGTACAAAAGATTACAACAAAAAGCAGCAAGTAATTTTGATTCATTCAATGCAAATGAATTAAGTACCTATACCAAATTACAACAAGATAATTTAGCTGAACAAGTTTATCAAATAGTGGCTAATAGATTCGGTGGTAAACTACCCGAAGGTATGACACTGGAAGCTATTGAGCAAAACATACGCACATCTGCTGGTAGACTACAGACATCCCATAATGAACTTATTGATGAAGCATACAAAAAAGCCTTTAATACTTCGGATGCTGAAGGTGTGGTTTTTGATTTAAGTCCTGTAAAAGAGGTAGCTAGAGTACTTCAACTTGGTACACAAACTCGTACTGTGCCTAAAGGTGGCCGAACTGATACAGGTATTCCCCTTGATCAAAAAGGGAAGTTTGCTACTGAAACAAGTAAAAGAGTAGAAGGTGAGTTAAGCGGTGACCTTGCTGCGATAACCAATGACATTCTAAATGTGATTGACCCAACAGTTTCTAAACTGGTTGTAAAAGATAAAGGTAAAAAATTAAGTTTTGATGCATTAAGCCAGCTTAAAGGTTTAAGAGATAGAGCTAGTAGTTTAATGGATGGTCCTGATTCTAAATCAGCTAAACAACTTATTGATGCAATAGATGATGTATTAGCTAACCCTCAAGGTGGTGGTACGAAGTTTTTACAAGCATATGATGAAGCAAAAACTTTAGTGAAATTAAAAGCAGATACATTAAATGCTTCTAATATAGCTAGTATGTTTTCCCGCAAATCAGAAGTTATGCCAAATGAGCTTGCTGAAAAGTTTTGGAAGGGTGAGTTTACCGCTCGTGATTGGGATTATTTTACAAAAATGTCAAAAGCTGCTTCTGGAAATAAACCAGATGGCAAACTTGCAGCCTCTCAATTAATAGCAGATGTACAAGATGGTTTTATAACTTGGCTATACCAAAACCCTGCTTTGACTCAGCAACGTATACGCCAAGTCATGGAATCAGATAATAAGTTATTTGCAAAAATGGTTCCTGATGCTGGCGACCGCGCAGCATTAGAAAACATAGCTCGGCAATCATCATGGTTACAATCCGATGGTGTAAATGCTGCTATGTCACGCAGGATGACAGTCGGTGAAAGAGCTTTAACTTCTGTTAATGAAATGACAGAAGCTGAAATTATTACATTTGTTAATAAGAACGGTGGTCTAAATGGCAAAACTGCTAATGATATGCGAGCAGCCGTTTTCAAAAAGATATTAGATGCTAATTCTGCTTATGATAAACAGGGTTTAAATGTAGTAAAGCCTTCGGGTCTAGCACAAGCCTTTACTGAACTAACGAATTTTTCAGGCGATTACCGCAAATTCAAACCTCTGTTCCAATCATCTACATTAAAAGGTGATGTGCCTAAGTACGACGCAAAAAGTCCGTATATGCAAGAGTTGAAAGATAATCGTATTTACTCATCTTTTTTAGCGGGTTTCCAAATAGATGCTGGTGGGCAAATTCAAGCTGCTTCCGCTGTAGCTGGTCTTGCTAAATTAGAATTAGCGGCATTTAGAACTATTTTCACTAATAATATTATGGCAAGTATTTTTGCAAGCCCACCTTCAGTAGCCCAGCTTAAAACACTGTATGGTGGTAAGACTCCAATACAAAAGTTTTGGAATAAACGTAGATCTAAAGTTTACGCAAATATACTTAACCAACTTGGCGATAGTTTTAGTAAAGATGTAGAAACACCAAAAGAGGAAGTAGAGCGCACAGGACAACCACCTGAGATGGGTGATGAGTTTGCCGCTGTTGCTGCTCCTCCTGCACCTACACAAGTAGTGAGCGCACCACCTATTGCCCCTACTCCTCCTGCGCCTACGCAATTAGCGAGCGCACCACAGATACAACCACCACCTAGAGCTAGTCAGGGTGCAGGGATTACGAACTTTTCCTCTCTGTTTCCTCGCGATGAGTTAGGTGGTGCAATAGCAAATCGTCGTAACCAAGGTATCATGGGATTAGCATAATGGATCTTGAAGTATTACGGAAACAAATAGAAGCAGATGAGGGGTGTAAGTATGAAATATACTTGGATCATTTGGGTCTGCCTACTTTTGGGATTGGTCACTTGGTCACTGAATCTGACGAAGAGTATAACCGTCCAGTCGGAACATTTATCACAACAGATAGAGTCGCAGAGTGCTTTAATAAAGATGTTGGAACAGTCCTCGAAGACTGTGAACGATTGTACGCCGACTTTGATTCCTTACCAGAAGAAGTGCAACTGATAATAGCAAATATGATGTTCAATATGGGATACCCTCGGTTAAGCAAATTCAAAGGTATGAAAGCTGGTGTCGATGCACGTGATTGGCAGCAAGCAGCCGATGAGATGGTTGACTCAAAATGGTATCACCAAGTAACCAATCGTGCTGAACGGTTAGTCTCCCGTATGCGGGAGGTATGATATGGAACCCATATCCACTGCTCTCGCAGGGATAGCCTTATTCAAAAGTGCTGTTGATGGTATTAAAGGTGCTATTGGTACTGCTAATGATGTTGGTGAGATTGCGGGTTTTATAGACAAACTCTTTGAGGGAGAAAAACAAGTCCAACAACGTCGTAGCCAACAGTCTGGCGTTAGTGTTGGTGATCAGTTTGGCGTTACTAATGTTGCTAGAGAAGTAATAGATGCAAAGTTAGCCCAAGAACAAATGCGCGAAATAGCCAGTATGGTTGATATGCGGTTTGGTCATGGAACATGGAGAAGTATCGTAGATGAAAGAGCTAAACGTATACGCGAAGCTAAAGAAGCTGCGGCTGAAGCTCGTCGTTTAAAACGGCAACAAGAAAAAGAAGCTGCTGAAAACATGAGACAAATGTTGATGATAAGTGGTGCTGTGCTTGCAGCCGCAACATTTTTCCTTGGTATGATTTTTATTATATCAAGATCTTCTTAAACAATCCAATCCCTAAAATCCTCAGCAAGAACTTGACTAGCTATATTGATTTTGTTCCGTAATGCTAACAGTATTTTATCATCTACTGTTTTATCAGCTACAATATCTATATAAGTAACTTTACTTGTTTGNCCNATACGGTGCGCTCTATCTTCGCTTTGTAACCTTATCTCAAGGTCAAAG